AACGTTCCTCGTGAAGCGCGCGAAGGCTGTGCTTTGGCAGGGTTGAAATTGGAAAGGGTGACGAGAACAAACGATCACTTACTAACAGCGCTCACCAGCGATCATTGCAGAATCAGCCAAGAGCACATGAAACAGGGGAAAGAAGGGGAATTATATACATGAGTCCCTTACCTCAGGGAATTATATACATGACTCCCGAAAGAAGGGTAAGGCGCGGCGCGGTGTGCGGTGCCGCCCCATCGCGTGCGCTTGCGCGGACAGCATGGCCGCGAGTCTCTGCGCGAGGGATCGCGTAGCTACCGACAGACTACGGACAGCATCGGTAAGTGCTATATTGCTGCCCACTTAGCACTCCGCGCTTGTATCATTCGACAGAAAGCGTGCATTTCCCTAGTGGAAGCGCTTCCATATCCAAACATAATGGACATTATCGGACACCGGACAAATCAGAACTGAATTGGCTACCTGGCGGAGTAATCACGCATGAGCCGATGGGCCGCCCCCCTCGCGGAGGATCGAGCACCGGGGTTGGCACGCCGGGGGCCGCTTGGGAGGGGTGTCAGATAATTTATGCCGGAGTGCGGTAAAGTGCTATAATTTTTTTTTGTTCTTGTTATGCTATCGTCTATGCGTTGGAGCCACGATGAGAGGTCAGCATGTCGCACGGGTTGAAGCCGCATGAGATCGAGTCGAAGGCGCAGGAGGTGCTGGAGAGAATCCGTGCTGGTTCCTGGGCGAAACCGGCGTGTGTAGAGGTTGGTTTGGCGCACCGGACATGGGTTGACTGGTTGGGGAAGGCGGTGGAGAACGAAGAGGCGTACATACGAGCGCGTCATGGCCAGGCGGAGGCGAACGCGGAGCGGATCATGGAGTTGCAGGACGAGTTGGAGAAGACGAAGTGGGATGAGACGGAGGGGGTGCAAGTGAACGCCTTGAAGACGGCGATAGCGTCACGCCAATGGATGGCGAAGGCGCTCTACGGGAAGCAGTGGGGCGACACGCAGCAAGTGAATGTATCCGGGGCGATTGCGCATATCGACATCAGCCAGGAGTTTTTGTCTGCGTGTGCGCGAGTTGGGATTGTGTCGCCGGAGGGGGTGCCGACGATAGAGACTACGGCTGAGGTCATTGCTCCATCGGAGCGCATCATTGCTCCTTCATCGGAGCACGGTGATGGCTGACATAACCAAGAAGATGATCGAGTTGCTGGCGGTGCGTTTCAAGCACGATCCTCTCGCTCACGTCAAGTTCTCCTACCCATGGGGTGAGGGGCCGCTCAAGGGGATGGCTGGCCCGCGCACCTGGCAGCGGCAGTTATTGGAGAAGATTGGCGAGCATCTGCGCTCTGGTGCGACGGTCTATGATTGTTTGAGAATCGCCACCAGTAGTGGGCGAGGCATAGGGAAGTCGGCTTTGGTGGCCTGGATAATTCTTTGGGCGATGTCCACGATGGTTGACACACGCGGTATCGTGACTGCGGAGACGGCGCCGCAGTTGAAATCGAAGACGTGGCCGGAGTTGGCGAAGTGGTATCAGATGGCGATATGGCGCTCTCTATTCGAGTTCACCGCCACGTCGATCTACAGTGTGGACGCAAAGCATCGGGAGACGTGGCGTTTCGACGCGCTGCCGTGGAACGAGCAACGGCCAACGGCGTTCGCCGGGTTGCACAATCTTGGCAAGCGCGAGCTGGTCATCATGGACGAGGCATCGGAGATTTCAGACAACATATGGGATGTCATCAACGGCTCGTTCACTGACTTGAACACGGAGATGATGTGGTTTGTCTTTGGCAATCCGACCTCCAACAGCGGATACTTCCGCGAGTGTTTTGGTTCGCAGTCGCATCGCTGGCTGCATCGGCAGATAGATTCCCGTGACGTGGAAGGCGCCAACCTCAAGGAGATCGAGGACTGGATTGCCACCTACCGCGAGGATAGCGATTACGTCCGCGTCCACGTCAAGGGGGAGTTTCCTCATTCCAGCAGCTTGCAGTTCATCCCGTCGGATATTATCGCGGCTTCCGCATCGGCGCTGCGCGTTCTCCAATACGACCAGTACGCCGGCACGGTGGTTGGGGTGGACGTTGCCAGATTCGGGACCGACGAATCTGTAATTGCCACCCGCAAGGGGATGGACGCACGCACGTTCCCCATGCTGAAATTCAGTGGCATCGACACCATGCAGCTTGCCGGTCGCGTGATAGCTCATGTCGAAGAACTGCGAAAGCACCGTTGGGGTTGTGACGCGGTGATGATCGACGAGTCTGGTGTTGGCGGCGGCGTGATCGACCGCGTGCGGCAGATCGGTGGTGTCCGAGTGATCGGGGTCAACAACGGCGCGAAGTCCGACGTGCCCATTGAAGGCATCGCGGTATCGTCGAAGGGCGCGGAGTGCTGGGCCCGGATGCGCGAATGGTTGAGGGGTGGTGGCGCCATCTCAACCACCGATCCAGACCTCAAGCAGCAGTTGGAGGGCCGCGAATATGGCTTCAATTCCGCCAATCAAATCGTTCTCGAAAAGAAGGACGATATGAAGCGGCGCGGGTTGCAAAGTCCAGACCGGGGGGACGCGCTGGCTCTCACGCACGCCTACCCAATTCTTAGCGCCCTGCATCCCATGTCGTCTTCTACCACTCATTGCGCCGATGATGATGGACGAGACGTGTATAAGGATATTCGCTAGGGCGGCAATCCTTCCGTCAAGCGCGCCCTCATGTCGTCGGCACGCATAGCCCTCACGCGCTTGGCCCCTTGGGCGAGTATCGCCGCGTCGAACTTATCAAACGCATCCACTATGCTCTCGGCTTGGATGATTGTCTCAATCGGGAGCATCCGGTTCCGCAGCTCAGCCGATTTCCCATCCGGTGACTTTATGGTTTCAGAGATTGGCACACCGCCATAGGCCATGAAGCGCGGGCACGTCTCGTCAATCGGCGTGCCATCCAAGTGAGCGTACTCGTCAATCTTTCGGAATGGCCCCGAGAAGAACGTATGTCGCTCGTAGATGGGCAGCGGCGGCGGGAGTGGAGGCAGGCCAGGAAACGTGATGGGCGAGTTACTGAGTGGCGGGAGTGAAGCGGTCATGGTTTTCCCTTGGGGAGTGTAGAGTTTAGAGCGTCAACCATCGCCTCTAAAAGGCCGTGGCACGCTGGGACATCAGGGCAATATAGCAATGCCCTGATGCCGTCACGGTCATGGAGCTCGTAGTGGATGCCCTTGATGCCGCAGTTCTCGTCGTTCTTCTTCACAAGTTTCCATGGAAGGCGTAAAACGTCGTCGGTCATGGTGTGGTGTCCGTAGTTGGATGATAAACCGGCGCTGTCAGAGTGCAATGTGGTGATATTAGACGTGAGTGTTGCTTTTTTATACGCCTGCAATATGATCTGGCAACCAATCGGAGAACTATCATGGCAAATGGTGTTATCATGGCAGAGGCGATCACTACCGCTACCCCGACGTATGGGCCGGCAATCGGCCTCCAGGTCGATTCGCTGGCCACGCCTTTTGGCGGTGGCGCTGCGGCGAAGTCCAAGAAGTTCATCCCGCTGGAAATAGTGCTGACCAACACGGCCGACACCTCAACAGCGACGGTGATTATTCAGCAGAGTGAAAACATCGCCTTCTCCGGTTCGCCGGAAACGCTGGCCACGCTGTCCTTCACCAGCCAGACCGGCCCGCAGACCAAGAAGGGGCTGGTGAAGCTGACGCGGCGCTACATCCGCGTTGGCGTCACGGCGATCAGCTCCGCGTCGATCACCGGGTACTTGCTCCAACGCGAAAACTGAGCGAGGTTCGCCATGGAAAGCGGCTTCTCGTTTCAGCGGGAGCGTGTCGCGGAGATATGGGGCGAACTGGAACCGCTTGCCGCCATCCATCGCCAGGAGTTCCCGCGCTACGCTGACTACGGGTTGAACATCGATCATCATGCCTATGAGGCGATGGACGATGCCGGTGTGCTGCGGATGTTCACGGCGCGAATCGATGGGAAGTTGGTTGGTTATTGTTCGATGATCGTCCGCCGCCATCCGCATCTCATGGGCAGTCTCCAGGCCCTTGAGGACGTGCTTTATGTGGCGAAGGAGCATCGCGTGGGGTTGTTCGGCATCAACTTCATCCGCCTGGTGGACGCGGCGCTCAAGGAGGAAGGCGTGCAGGAGGTGGCGAGATGCACGCAAATCCCCCATGAGGATTCCACCCCCACGCATGGCCGTTTGCTTGAGCGGATGGGCTATTATGAGAAATCCGTGAGTTACGCCAAGCGGCTAGATCGGGAGGAATGACATGGGCATGGACCCCGCAACCTGGGCGGCGATTGGCGTTGGCGTATCGGCGCTCTCGGCTGGCTATGGCGTCTATTCTGGCGAGCAGGCCCGCAGGGAGGCTGGCAAGACGCCTCAGTTGCCAAGTGAACCAAAGCCTGCCGACACCGGCGACATGGCCGGTCAGATGCTCGCGGCGCAGAAGATGGCGCAATCTGCGGGCGGCACCATCCTCTCGAAGGACAAGGGGTTGTTTGGCTCGGATACCATCAATCCTCGCAAGAATCTCTTGGGGCTGTAAATGCTCACGCCCATTGCCGAAATCTTTGCCCAACCTGATGACATCCGGCTAAGGGCTTATCTGGAATCGCTGAGAACGTGGCTGGCGAATGAGCGGCAGCGATTCGACGTGCAATGGCGCGACCTGGCGCAATTCATGCTGCCTCGCGTCACCCGATTCAACTATACTGAGGTGGATAGCGGCGAGCGCAAGGACTACGCCCTCATTGACAACTGTGCGACGATTGGTGTACGCACCCTTGGCTCATCCATGCTCTCGAACATGAGCAGCCCGACGCGCAAGTGGTTCAGGCTTCGCATGGAGAATGATGAGTTGAACGATCAGCAGGAGGTGGCGGAGTGGTTGGAGCAATGGGACGACATCATCCGCCGCACGTTCATCAAATCCAATTTCTACCAAACCATCCACGGCGCCTATCGTGAGGAAGCATGCTTCGGCACTACCGCCTTCGAGATGCAGGAGGACAAGGACGCTGACATCCGTTGCTACCCGTGGCCAATCGGTTCCTACTACCTGACCACTGGCCATGATCTACGGATCGATGGCGCCATGCGGATCGTCAACAAGACGGCGAAGCAATTGGTGAACGAATACGGCCTGGACAATCTTTCTACCGCCGTGCGCTCGTTCTATGAGAGCAATGCCGGCGGATTGAAAGAGCAGTGGTGGCCAATAGTGCAGTTCATCTGCCGCAACACCTATTGGGGTGTGAAGACGCTGGAGGCCCGCACGCTGCCCTGGCTGTCGATGCACTATGAAATGCAGACTTTCAAGCCGGATCAGGGTATCCTCCGCAAGAGCGGGTTCCATGAGTTCCCCGTGATTGCCGGTCGGTGGGACGTGACCGGCGAGGATGTATATGGCAATAGCCCCGGCATGGATTGCCTGGGTGACGTGATGGCGCTCCAACTCCAGCAGAAACGCAAGCAACAGGCCATCGACAAGCAAGTGAATCCGCCAATGCTCGCCAATCCCGCGCTGATGGGATTGAAGTTGTCCACGCTGGCCGGCGATGTCACCTTTGCCGAAACCCGCGAAAACTCCCCTGGCTTCAAGCCTGCCTTCCAGATTCAATACCAGCTTGAGCATGCGGTCCAAGACATCAAGGAGACGCAGGCCCGCATCCGCTCCGCGCTCTATACCGACGTATTTCTGGCTATGCTCACCAGTGATCGCCGCGAGATGACGGCAGAGGAAGTGAGAGCAAAGTCGCAGGAGAAGTTATCGCTGATCGGCCCCGTGCTGAATCGCAACGACGATGAAATCCTCAAACCATCGGTGCTTCGTACATTCAGCATCCTCTATCGCAATGGCAAAGGGCCGAAGGTTCCGGAAATCCTCGCTGGCCAGCCGTTCAAGGTTGAGTTCGGCAGCATCCTGGAGCAGGTGCAGAAAATGCTCCAGATCACCAATGCCCAGCAATTATTGCAGATGGTGGGCAGCGAAATAGCCATCAACCAGGGCATTGCTGACGTGATCGACCTCGACGAGGTGGGGAGAAATATCGCCAAGGCATTAGACCGACCAGCGGCTGAGGTTCGCCCACCGGAAGTGGTGAAGCAGATCCGCGCAGATCGCCAGCGCCAACAGCAACAGGCGCAGCAAGCGGAGAACGCGCAGAAACTCGCCCAGGCGGCGCAATCGCTTGGCAATACCCCAATGGGTAGCGGCTCGGCGCTCGATAGCATGCTCCAGCGCACGCAAGGCGGCGCGTGAGAGGGTTGTGGCGGACATGACCAACAGTGAACCGCGATTCAGGAACGCGCCATCCAACTGCGATCCCGTCACTTACGTCATCAGCGCCAACCTGCACCGAAGGCACCTGAGCGAGAGCCAGCGGGCCATGGTGGCAAACGAGGTGGCGAGGCT